CTAACGAATTCGACTAAAACAATACCGCCAGCACCGAACTGGCGGCTAGGTTCCATCGATGCTTTTAATTATTATTATTTCACGAGCCGCAAATGCGAGTCTGGCAGCTCATAAGTAGTTAACACTATACGCGGAACATGGCCCTCTATAATCTCGCAAGCAAAATCTACAACTGGTTCATTCTCGTCAATATCGCTATCTATAAAACATTCCAAATCACCCCATCTTTCATAGGCGTTCTCAGTCAAAGTTATTAACTCTAATAATGTCATAATTAACCTTCCTTAGTTTTGTATATCTTATCACGCCCATGCAAATTGCAAGCTATATTTTTGGTAATGACATAATCTTATGGTGACATATGAATGTAAAACCTATGGTGGCTGCGGCCATATCAATAGCCAACCAATGTTTAGATTATAGAGCACAATTACAAGAGCAATCGCTGCGCATACTCAACCATCTTAGACAATCCATGAATCCGACTCCGCTAAACATGTCCGCAGTGACCTGGAATGAACCACTAGCGACCGCTGCCAGAGATTATTTAAACATAGTGGGTGATGATTGGGTGTTTAAAAATAATACTGATTGCCCGCCATTCGCTGGTACATATTATTCTATGGCTGGCTCTTGCTTAACCCAACAACCAGAAATGAAACTGTTTAACCATTGTAGGTTTGTTATTCATGACACAGAAGTTGGCGCATTTAGAATACCAGCAATCCTGAGCTTTAGAGCTCGTCAAGTCTCCTGCTTTGATTATTATTCATGCAGCAAAACTACTTATGAGGGATACAAAACTTGCAACAAGAGCAAAGAGTTCGATACTGGCCGTTGTAGAGACTTTTGGCAATATATAGGCAGCATGGTGCGTGATGATTTAGAGTCGGTTGCAATTGTGCCAGTAAATGCCAAGGGCACTTTTTCGCCAAAAGGACAAGACTGTAGTTTTTGGGTTTATGGTTGCGGTTCTGGCCCGACAATTCCTAAAAATGATATACCGTACAAAGCTAAATCTAAATTGCGCATTTAAAACTTGCGCGTAACCCTGACGGCAAGAGGCGCAAGCCGTATCAAGGGAAGTATAGTATTTAATGTCCCAAATACATATACATAATTGTGACAATGGAGCGCGGCTCGTGGCGCGCTATATTCTAACCAACTGAACTACTCGCGCATAAACTATTTTTTAACGCGCCTACTGGGCTTTGCGCGTGCTTTAACTGCCTTTTGAGCTTTGTCTTGCGCCTTCTCTAGTCTTTGACTCTCTATGATTTGCTCTAACACGCGGATGCGTTCAGACATAACCTGACAGCTTAAATCTATTTCATCAACTCTGTTACCCTTATGCTGCACCCACAGGTTTAAGCCAACTAGGCCGTTAACCTTAGATTGCAAACTGACAATAGCCTCGCTTAAGTTGCGCAGTTTATTTTCAATTGGTTTGAATGATGTAAATGGCCACATGTTAATCTTCATTGCCTGATAAATCCTTAATCATCCTAATGCCCAACTCTACTGCCTTTACCGAGTTTTCGCTAGATGCTTTTTCAGATGCTATAGCGTTTTTTACCTCGTCACTTTGTATCTTAGCCATCAACTCAGCAAACTTAAGTTCCACCTCTTGCTGTTTAATCGCTAGGTCTGCGGCCTTGTTTTGTCCCTCAACTTGGATTCGCTCTCTAGCTACATCGGTCTCCATCTGAGTTTTTTGTATTTCGGCTTCGGCTATGATTTGCGTATCAGTCGGCGGTGGCGGCTGGTTCTTAGCAGCCTCTAACTCTTGCTGCCATTCTCCGTACAGCTCCTTCATATGGTCAACACCGCGCATTGACATGTTATCTATCAAGATACCTACGCATTTATTGCCTATGAAGTCTGCAAACTGCGGACATGCTGGCATCAATGCTGTTATCTGGTCAATTGCAACTTGCTTTTGAACCTCAGCACTTGTTCCCATCTCAACTTTAACCTGTAGTGATTTAGGGTCGTAATCTAGCATGATGCTATTTTGCTCACCCTTATTGTTAACCATTTGGTAATCGTGCTTACCATCTGGTCTGATAACAGGAATAGTTCTAGGGGTTCGGTAGTACTTGGGTATCAAGTCAACTACAATCTCAGCGAGCCTATTTAACCCGTTTGTAAATCCCATAAAGTATGGCAGAGCCGCAGCGTTAGACTGCATGGCTCCTTGTTGGATTGCCACCCCCGATATTTGTTTATCGTTTATGCCAAGCGTTGCATCATAGTTACCTAAAATTATTTGCATCATCTGACTTGCGCCATTGAAAGTGTTCGCAAGCTCTGGCGGTATCTGTCTGCGCTGTAATACTTGAGGTGGTGGTAATGGTGTGTTTGTTTCTTTGTCGAAAATAGCATTGTACTGTAAGCAGCTAGCTATTTGCGGTTGCGTGTAAGCTGCTTCTTGGTCCTCTGGGATTGACTCAACAGCAACTATGTATTGATGCTGTACAATGTTCTCCATTTCCCCTGCTAAGCTTTGACCTGCAAAATTCATAAGCAATTGCATATCCCTTGCGTGCAGGATGTATGGCCTACACATTTGAGATGTGCCCGAGTTATCAGAATCGCTCCCATTTTGAGCATTTGCATCAGTTCCGGAATTTATATCTTGACCGTGAATGAGAACTGAGTTACCGTCGAGGAACACTAAAGGGAAGTGTGTAAAATCTGTTTCGGTGAAGGCAAGGACGCCACTATCACAAAACTTATATCTACAAATTGTCTCGAACATCGAATCGCGTTCATCTAATATTTTTGGTAAAACCGCCATGACTTGTTGCTCATCCCATATTTGGGCTAGTTGCTCGTAATGTTTGAGCGGTACAACATGGCCATTAGATAGTTTTACAATCCTAGTTTTCTTATGCTTTTTAACAAACAGGTCGGCAACTAAAATGATATCTTGTTGTTGATTCTCGTAACTCCAATTAAATCCATCGATACCAGTTGATACGCCAAACTTGTATTCTGATATGTCATGGCCTGGGAATTGCTCTTTAAAATCCTCAGCAGTCATTGGCACAAGCTTACCGCAGAACATGCCATCGCCCTTGTGGGATAGGCGCGCCATCGGGTCAAACACGGTCAATGTTGGGTCAAAGACGCGCTCAACAATAATCTTTTGCTCAAAGCTGCGCTCATTAACATACTGGGTTCTAATCTCGCCAACTGAGAAGCCGCCAATTAATAAATCGGAATAGAACTTGTACTTTAAGCTGTCGTTAGTGTTGTCGCCAAACATGGCAAGCAAATGACCTTCTATCACATCCATTGTTGCTATAAAATCTGGTGTTAGCGTGTTAATTGGCACACCATCTGCAGCCCTTATTTCAAAGCTGGGACTATGTTTGGCGAACTCCCCTCGCAAACGTGATACTTGCGCCTCTAGTATGTTAAATTCTAACTGTGGTTTACTCACAGCTTGGAGGGCCGCGCGTTCTTTATTTGATATGCTTGTGGCACAGCAAAATTTTGTATAGTCCCAAAATCTTTGGTGATTACGCTTAAAGTATTGGTGCCATGTCTCAACATGTTTCTTTAATTGCTTTAAATTATCCTTGTGTGTGCGCGAGTATGCCATCCTTAGTACCCTCTTGCTGCTTTTATCGCGGCTAAGCGTTGGTTAAATTCTTGTGCGTTTAATCGTGATGCTGTGCGTTGGGTTTGAGTCTTTACATCACGCATCCATAGCGTTTTATCTATGAGAGCTATTTTTATCGCATCGTATATTGTGTCACATATATCATCATGCCTATGACTATCATTAGCCGTGATTTTCAGCATATGCTTAACGCACATATCTAAATGCTTAGCGCCCCTAGTAAAACTTACTAATTTAGATGCAATTATAGGTTGCATTTCTAGATAACGCGCAGTCTTTGAGCCAGATGCCTTGGTACGCTTAACCTCACGAACCTCAAGGCCTCGCATGTCAGATAGGATTGAGCACAGGGTTACGCCCGTGGACTTCTTCTCAATAGCTGCAATGCGTGGTTTGGTTTTATGTAACATGCACTCAGACCAAAACGACTTGAAGTTTGACTCAAGCTCTTTGGGTTCTACGCGCATCTCCCAACAGTCAATCCAGTGCAGAGCATACTCTTCTTGCTGCTGCCCGTAGTCTGCAATCTTGTACAATCCCCAAAAGCTGAACACGCTAGCATCGTTATAAGTCTTGCTTGTCTCTGCGGTATCACAGGTTAGGAACGTACATACAAATTCTGGCTCCTCGTCGAGGATTGCAAAGTCTTTTTCTTTGAACAGTGCACCACCGCTTGGGACAGGCTCTTGTTGGTACTGCGAGCTAAACACGTAAGGGTTTTTTAGTTTCTTCTCAAGGAGTTGCTCGAGAGGGTTAACCTCTGGATAGAGTGCATTGCCAGCACCGTCTAATGCTTGTAGGATTACCGGCTTCCAGACGCGTTCATCATTGCCAGATAGCATGTGTGCGCAAATATCATCCTCGTGGAGTCTTTGGCCGATGAATACCATAGGTACATTAGGTGCACGTGGGCGTTGTAGTATTGTCTCTCTGTAGTTTTGTATTACACCAGCTCGGATTGTGTCAGAATGCGCCTCATCTGGCTTGTGTAAGTCGTCCAACACTATTGCACCGGTGAAGTGGTCACAGTTTGGTAAGCCCCCGTCCTGCCCTGTAATGGGGCCTGAACTACCGAAGGCCTTAACGCTGCCGCCATAATTGTTTACAAAATGGTCTTTGGCTTTCATGTCATTTCGAATGCTAATGCCAAAGAGCGCAACATAGTTGGGGCAACTGATAATACGCCTGATAAATTCAGTATGTTTAGCAGCGAGTTCATGCCCGTAACTAACATATAGATATTGAGAGTCTGGGAATTCGGACATAGTCCAGGCTACCCACATTGATAGCAACGTGCTTTTGCCAGAGCCAGGCGGCACATTAATTAGCAGTGAGTTGTTTTGCATGCGCTTACATAGCGTTAGCTCCCGTGCAATAGATATGAAGTGCGACTCTCTAGACGTTGGGCTAGAGATTGCAAACTTGCGACCAGTGACAAGCGGAAAAAATACTTTACAGAAGTCTAAGAATGACCCCCAGAGCTGTGCGCGGTATGTATCCACATCAGCATGATTAATAATCTCTTTCATGCTTTAGATTCAATGCTTTAATAGCGTCTGCTATCTGTTGAATATTGTCATCTTGTTTTTCATCTTCAATTGGATTCTCTCGCCAGCCAAATCTATTGTTCATGTTGGCTATGTAGACACGCGCTTGTATTTTAACCTTGCCAGATGCACCGGCTCTACCTAGTCGCTGCCACCAACACTCGGATAATGTTTTACCGCGCTGCACTGCCTCGGCAAACTCTGGTTTTTCTTTAATCCATCGATAGAACATTTGCCTAGAGACATCTAACGCAACGGCTACCTCAGCATCAGACTCACCGTTGACGTAGTGCTCTAGTATTTGTTTGCACATCTCTGGTTTATATTTACCGCCACCTGTGTATTTTACGCTAGCCATTAGATACCTCCAATGTGGCTATTTTGCCAGTAAAATCTTCCCATCTTTTGAGTATAACATCGCAGTAGTGGGGCGATAGCTCCATCATGAAGCATTTGCGCTTGGATTTCTCGCAAGCGATCAAAGTGGAACCACTGCCACCAAATAAATCTAATATTGTATTTTTTGGGTCTGACCACGACTTTAATATATCTAATACATATTCCAATAACTTTGGGCAGGGATGATTTCCTGTTCCCTCTTGCTGTCTAACATTATATTCAAATAAGTCCGATGCGCGATTTCTATCTACACCATAACAAAGCAGTATTTCAAAAAGATTTAGATGCGCAATAGATGAGCCACACATAGCATTTTTTTTAACCCAACAACCAAATTTAAAGTCATCAAGCTTTAACCATAAGCGTACATTCATATTCCCAGGCGTTAAAACAACCTTACAATTTAACGATTTTAATATATGCCACACTTGCGTAATAAATTCTTCATATGCAGCACCTTTAACATCATCGTATTGGTCATAAGCAAAACCAATACCATACGGAGGATCCGTAAACACCATATCAACTTTTATAGCATTTAAAAGCTTATCAACATCAGTTATTGCAGTACTATCTCCACACATTAACCGATGATCACCCAGCAACCACACATCACCCAGCTTGCAGCGAGTTTCAACATCCACAGGTATCGAGTCATCATCGGTTAAACCATCCTCGATTGAATGGTCATTTAATATTGAATCAAGCTCATCAGCACTAAAACCAATAACATCTAAATCAAAACCTAGGTCGTTTAATTCTGACAGCTCTAACTTTAACAAATCATTATCCCACCCGGCATCTAATGCTAAACGATTATCAGCAATAACATATGCCCGTGCCTCATCTTTTGTTAAATGCGACAAATCAATAGCAGGCACCTCGTCCACCCCAAGTTGCTGAGCAGCTAATAACCTGCCATGACCTGCGATAATATTATTATCGCCGTCAATTAAAATAGGGTTAGTAAATCCAAATGTTTTGATACTGTTAGCTATCTTAGTTATTTGTTCTTTAGAGTGCGTGCGAGCATTATTTGCGTATGGCTTAAGCTCGGAGCAACGCTTTAGGAGTAAACCCTGGCTACCCTTTGGCTTGCTTAGCTTTGTCATGCTTCACCTGTGCGTTTTTCGGCTTTATTTCGACATGTTCTTTTGATGTATCGACGCTATCGACAGATTGCGCGGCCATCATGTCATCAGCCCTAGGTTTAATCTGCGCTTTAGCTGCGCTTATGCGCTGAGCTTCGGTCATGCCATCATTTTGCGGCGCATCTTTTTTAATCTCGATAGGTTGTGCTCGATAGCCGACGTTCGCCTGCCTGAGTTGCTCTTTTATTGCATCCTTTGCGTTCTGTGCATGGTTTGCGGGGAGCTCCAACTTTTCAATCGGCGCAGGGACTACAAAATCTGCTTTTTGTTTATCGAGTTTTTCACGCGTGACTGACCCTGACGCATCACAAAAGTCGCAATCCCCAGACATCATTCCAAGCAATCTAACTTTCTTAGTTCCGCGACATACGGGGCATGTAGGCATAATCTTAAATTCCCTGATTTATTCAATGTAACTGTATGTTAGGATGTCAATTCTGTCAAATTGCTAGCATGTTTCACTGAGTCATATAAAGTGGCATTTTTTGGCATGTGTCGCGACTGGGTAAATATATTTCACAACAGGTGTTGACACGACGTTACCCGTGTGGCACAATGGCTTTATTGAAGAACAACAGAGGACAAAAAAATGACAAAACTAAAATTTAAACGCGCACTTTTCAAAGTGGCACTTAATTATGTAACAGCTAACGTATACACTAGCGACAGCAACAAGATTACGGTCAAGATAGAAAGAGCTGGTAGGCAGATATCTGCAAGAGTATTTGACTCTGCACTAGATCTCGACACGTACATAGATGAGCTGTGCGATAGTCAAATGCAAGCATACAATGAGGGCGCATGTCTCGATAGATATCTCTGTGCTAATTTGTCCGGCTGGTCCGAGGGAATAACATGACAACAGAACAAGTAAAATTTTTCCTAGAGTGGGCCGTCTTGAGAGCTAACCAGGCTCTCTTGGAAAACGGGATACTAATAACAGAGGCAACAGGGCAGAGCATCAAAAGCCAAATCATGAGGCTTATGACGCAAGTTGAGTTTAGAATGGCAACCTGTTAACCTACGCGCCCAATAACAAATTTAGGAAGTACAAGAATGGCTAACGTAAAATTAAAAACAGCAGAACACAAAATTAACAATCCAGCCCTAACAGAGTCATTTACAGCTCTGGAGGCAGTAGTTAACGAAGACGCGCTACGGCTTGCTACAATCGACAATGAGATAACAGCACTACAAGCTAAACTCAAGTCGCTAAAGTTTGACAATGACGTTTTGGCACCATCTGAGATAGATATAACTGATGGCGTATTGATATACGATTTTACAAAAAAGCAAATTCTAGTTTCCGACGGTGACACAGCGGCAGTAGCGTTGCTAAAAGCTCCGGCTAAAATTAGAAAAGAAGTACACGGGCTTTGGTTAACTGAGCTAATGAATCAGATAGCCACAGATTACAAAGAAGCAAAACAAGAGGCATAAAAAAATGTTAGAAAACTCAATGGTATGCTACACAGAGGAGCAGCATGAGCAGGTGTGGGGTGAACCCGGCAAATCATGCGAAGAATTAGAATTTGAGTTTTATGAATAACCTAGAACACTTATTAAGCTGGCAATTACTTGTAGAGATGGGGCTAACACTAGTTAGCCTTATCTCTGTGTTTGGGTATGTCATCGGCGGGTTATCAATCAAAGCAGCTTTAACAGCATCAGTTACATGTTTTAGCATAACGTACATGCTAGCTCTAGTTTAAACCACTGTCTAAACCTCCCACAAGGCTCAAAGACGCGACTCTATCCTCTGGTAGCCCTATCTCTACCCATGGACATTTATCACACACAAAAACAATACGTGGCATAAAGTCTTTGTCTAGCATCCCAGGTTGTGGCGCTCTAAAGATGAAATCGTCATTCTCAAGGTGAGATACAACACCGTGAGTTACAAGTTCATTCAACAATTGCATAACCGTAAGCTTGTCCAAAGCTAGCTTGCTTGCGGCGATTTGCTCATAGGTTATGTATAAAGGCTTCACCCCCAGCAGGTAATAAGCAAACTCCATGACATCGAAGTCCCAACCGCAGTTACCTGGTAGCCACTCCAAGGGAACCATTGCAAATTTATCAAGATTATTCATTTAACTACCCCATGTGTTTGTTTAGGTGGGTAGTGTAATTCATTAGGTGCGTTTGTTCCAGCATGAAAAAGTCTATCAATCCACACTTGGCGCATTTTATAGTCACAGATTCGTTGCGTGCATCCGCGGCATAATCTTTCATAAAAAGACGCTCGTTACATTGGCGACAAAAAAGATATTCAATTGGAAACTTTCTACAGCCCATGCGCCACCTTAAAACAATGATAATGGTATACTAAAATATTCCTGTGTGGCCTCCATTGCTTCGTGCCAGCCTTGCGCAACTATAGCATGATATCCTTTGTGGTTTAAACGCGCTATAACGCTATCCTGGGCCCCAGACACAATGCCACCTTCCCTACGTTTCATCTCTACGTATAAACCGTGGTAGCGGGCATTAGGCGCGGGTATAAAAATATCAGGTATCCCAGCTAACATACCCATGCTATACTCGTTCATGGCCTGCGCTTGTGAGCGTATTAAGTGATTAGGAATAGAATGCAGTAATTCATCTCTGTACGCCAGTCTAAACCATTTGACATACGCCTTTTGCTCTTTAGCTTCCGTGGGATTCCAGCGGTTGCGCCATGTAGCCATATTAGCCTCCCCGTGGAAGCATGGACCTAAGCTCGGTAGCCATTTGCATATCAAAACTGCGACACATATCGTACAGTTTATCTACATCAGCTTCACGCGGATTAGCTAACCTAGGGTCTAGTATTCCTCTAGCCGCCAATCTTCGTGAGGCCACTTCATCTAATCTACGCCAATACCCCGAGTCATCTTGCCAATCCATGGCTATTTTCCTTGATTATTAAATTTTAAAAAATCTTTTTAAAAACAGCCCCTTGATTATCTGCCATGAGCATTTCCCTAAGCTCTTCAGCAACAATTTTATCTTCGTATTTTTTCAATGCTATTACAAAAATATTATCATTAATTTTTAATCTTTTATTGAAAAAATACTTTGTAATGTTTTGAAGTGTGGTTGCTGAGTATTGAGCAAATGATTTTACAATACAATTTTCAGTCACCCCGATTTTTAACATATATTTAACTAAGTGTTGAATTGGAATAGTAAAATCTCTTTTTTTACACCTCATAATTATTTCCTAATTTTTGTTTTTAACATATTGTAAATAGGGTTTCCAACGCAATCCCATGTAAATTGCTCTTTGTCGCGTTTGGCCGCCTCCTCTATCGCCAGGCATTGAGCTGCTCTCCATCCTTTGGGGTCGGACCAACGACCAGTATTAATTAATTTAAACGCAACATTTAAAGCATGTCGACTAGATTTGTACTTATCCCTGTCAAAATTCTCCACAAACCATGTAACTTGTGATTTAAGTTGGGGTTCTGGTATATGTTTTTCAATTCTACGTGTGATTTGCTCCTGCGATAATGGTTTTTCAATTGCAATAATAGGGGATTTTGGCCCGCGTTCTAAGTTCTCGTATTCCTCAATAATTTTTAAATCAATATTATTTATAAAAATATGATCTAGTACAGGAGTAGGATCATTACTAATTATATGAGATGGGCCAATTTGGCCTTGTTGAATGCCTAACTTGTTAAATATGCCATTAATGAACCCGTCAAACCAGGTTTTATTGAGGTAATAAAAACTGCGATTCTTTGCGCCATGGTCAACAGTCACGCAATCTTTCGCCTCTACTTTGCGGCGTTTTAAGGTTCTGTCTGAAAATTGGTTTAAGGTATGGTCTATAAATTCTGTGTTAGAGTAATGAAAACCCCAACCAAAACGACGTGTTAGCTCAATACAAGCTGCCACATAGTCATATTTTTTGCCAAGATTGGCGCGCAATTCTTTGTAAATGTCTATATATACGCCATGAGATTTACCCAATTCGGCTATTTGCCTATCGAATGCTCGGTCGCCAATGAATAAATTGTTTATTTTTTCTGATTGGCTATTGACGTGACTAGATACTGTGTTAAACTGACTTTGCATTTTATTACCTGTGATGAGGTTGGTACGATGTAGCATTTCGATGCACCTATTTTATTCCCGGCGAAGGGTAAAATAAACATGTTTAAAAAGGTTGGTACCCGATTTAAACGCTTGATGACCCATGGACGGGCCGACTCTCTCTCTCAAATTCAAAACAACAATAACACAAATTAAAGCCGAAAGGCTAACCTTAGAAATATTTTTTGTTCCAGGTATTGCATTCTCGATCTGGTGTGTCATAATGAACTCCTCTTATGTGTAAAAGTTAATTTTATTTATCCTAACTTAACTTTTGTTCTTCTGAGTCCTGGCTGTTTATCATTTCCAGCCAGGGCGACTTAATCCGTACAGTCTACCTAAAGTCATCCATTCGAGCAACGTTATTATCTTGTAATTTTACTAAATACGGCTTAAATCTTTCATCTTTGCGAACCAAACCAACTAACAAAGGTAAGGGAAAGAACTTACTTGTACCATATTTTCCATAATCCAGCGCTAAATCATGAGCGTCCGTGTAGGTTTTCTCTTTGTTACGTGCATAAATTAGACATTCCTCTAGTCTTTGACCTATGTTTAGCGTAGAGCTAGACATAAAGCCCTCTGATGTAGCGGCCAACCAGCCTGGTTTTTTAATAGACATTTAATCCTCCTTGTAGCGCGGCCCATAGTAGGCAATGATTTGTACCTTATGGGCCGCAAGGTCAGTGTACCCAGGTTTTTAATCGTCCGCTAGTACGCCGTAATAACTTGCCACAACCTTAGTTAGGGCAAAACTTTTGTTCCTCGCAGAGTTTTTATTGGCATCATCTTTGAGCATCTTATCTAGCACCGCAGGCAGACGCACATGAAGGTCACCCTTTTCTGATTTTACCAACTCTTCCATTGTAAATTTTTTCATATTTTTATCCGTTTGTGGTTGACATTGTGTCACCGATGGATTATTATGGCTCTATCGAGAACAAAAGTCAACATAGGATTAGAAAAAATGAAAGTTAAGTGTAAAGAAAGTTTCGAGATGGGCATGGAATATTTTAAAGATGTGGTTGTAAACATGATTGGTGACCAGATTAACGAAAACCCAATGTTCGAGGAAGCGTTGCAAGGTTTAATCTATGACATATCCGAAGAATGGGCGGAGCCTAGCGAAAGTTTGGGGTTTGTATGGGGCGGCCAAAAAATAGAATTCGGAGACGACAAATGAAACCAGGTATCCACAACATAACAATAGACCAGTACCATAGTGGCCCAGGCGTATCTCGCTCGGGCATAATGGAGTTCAAACGAACTCCTTTGCATTACTGGCACGAATACTTAAACCCTGACAAAGAAGCCAGGGTTAAGCCTGACATTATAACTAAGGCTAACCCACTAGAATTTGGAAATGCGTTTCACTCATACGTGTTAGAACCGAGCGAGTTTGACAAACGCTACATGGTGTTTGAAAAACAAGACGGTCGCACATCCGCCGGAAAGGTGGCCAATGCGCAAGCAGCCCTGCTTCAGGGTAATCGCGAACTAATAGACGCTAAAGCTTTTAGGGAAATAACTAACATGGCGCGCTCGATTAACTCACAGCCGATGGCCAAAGGGATGATTGACGGGTCAGTATATGAACAATCTCTATTTTGGATTGACTCTGACACTGGCATACTGTGTAAAGTTAGGCCGGATATTTGGAATAATAGATTCATTGCAGATTTAAAGACAGCGCGTTCAGCAGCGCCTAGCGACTTCCAGCGCGATATCTGGAATTACGGGTACAACTTGCAGGCGGGAATGATGGCGGAAGCTATCTGGGCTTTGAAGGGCGTTAACATGATGGACTTTACATACGTTGTAGTTGAAAAAGAAGCACCATACGCAACCGCTGTTTATAAGTTAGAAGAAAACGCGATTAACAAGGGCCGTGAGGAGTTTAAAAAGATTTTGTTTGAAATGAAGGAATGCATGATTAACGATGTGTGGCCCAGCTATGCGCCAGGCATTATAGATTTACCAAGCTGGGCGTATAACAACAAGATGGAGATTTAACATGACGCAATCCGAATCAATAGGAAATTTAGCGCTTGCCATGAGCAAAGCACAGGGTGAACTTCATGATGTTTACAAAGATAAAAAAGGCTATGGATATAATTATGCCGACTTGTCTAGTGTTTTAGAGATTACGCGCCCTGTGTGTTCAAAATATGAATTAGCCGTAGTGCAGCCTTGTACCAGTGACAGCGCAAGCGTTACAGTTACAACTAGGGTGATGCACAGCTCTGGGGAATGGATATCATCAAGTTTGACTTTGCCCCTAACGGTTGGCAAGGGCATGACACACGCGCAGGCGATTGGCTCTTGCATTACATATGGCAGGCGTTATGGTTTAGCAGCTATGATGGGGGTTTCTCAAACTGATGACGATGCATCCTCCGCGACAACAATTGATGCAGAGCGGATTGAGACTATAAGTGCGAGTTTAGTTGAAGCTTTAAAGAAAAAGATACTTGAGTCTGGCGCTGATATCGAGGCGGTGTGTAAATCTGTGAATGTATCTAGATTGTGCGATATGACGGCAAGCCAGTACAATAGGGTTAGTCAGCAATTGGATATAAAAATTTCCAGGCAAGTAAAATCTAATATAATGCGTGAACTGGTGGCTAATAAATCAACACCCGAAATTGATGAAAGCACGCATGATGATTTTCATGCAGAGCTAGGCGAGGTAAATATGGAAACAGGGGAAATTGTATAGTGATAAATGTTAAAGCTGGCGATAGAGTTGAGTTATCAGATGATGAGCATCAACTTATGGACAATGGTGTTTATGCTATAAAAAATGCTTTGGCAATTTATGTGAAAAAAAATGGCGTTAAATTAACTGAAAGCATTCTGGGTTTTGAAAATGCTATTTTGTTTATCCTCGGGCACTTGCTTGCAGATTTTATGGTCATGGTGGCAGTTAAAAAAAATCTTCCGCTTGAAGATGCAAAAAAACATTTGATGGTGTCAGTGGGTGAAGAAATAGACAGGTTATATGGGATAGAGAAAAATGGAGAAGTAATTTAATGACAACTAGAAAAACAATACTAAACGACAAAGAATTCGACCTCATGTGGGGCTTGGATGCTAGCGTGCGCTTACAAATTGCTAAATATTTAGAAGACCACGAAAAAGGGTTAGTAGGTGCTTTAGAAAATTATTATAATGTTATTGGAACAGTTTTAGGTAAATTATTTGTGGACTTGCTGGCAATGGGTGCAGTTAAGGATAATATGCCACTTGAGGAGTTGCGCAGCGTCATGGTTACGTTATTAAACGAGGAGCTTGATGATAGTTATGCTAGGCATGAGAAGGAGCACGCTAAGCATGACGCAACCTAAATTCAGAGCTTGGCATAAAGAGCGCGAGCAAATGTGCGCGGTTGCAGGTCTATGGCATTTAAACACGTCACGTATGTTAATAGAGATAATTGTTGAAAACTGGCTTGATTATTCAGGAATGTATTTTAGAAATAGAATATTCTGCAATTCAGGTGAGGTAGAACTAATGCAATGGAGTCAATGTGTAGATATCAATGGTGTAGATATTTACAAAGATGACATTGTTAAAATACAAGGCTCTCTTTTCCAGGTATTGGGAAAAGGAGGTAACTTTTGCATAGCTACAAAGCCCTCTTACAATGTTATTAAAGAAGAATTGCTGTGCTTATTTGACGCAGAAGTAGTGGGTAATATTTATGAGCATCCGCATTTATTGAAGAAGGAGCACGCTAAGGATGGCGCATCAATTCCGCCCGTGTAAGCATTGCAGTGGCGAGGCGATATATATACATTTGCCAAAGATGGAAGATTGTCCACCAGAGCATCAAGCTATTTGCGGCAAGTGTGGATGGAAAACTGAAATACATAGATACTCATTTGGGGTAGTTAGAGAATGGAACAGGAAAAAGGGGAAGTGATGGACATTACACAAGCAACACCAGAAGCTATGCTAAATCGATTGGATATATTATGCCTACGCTTAATAGACACTAAAGATTTTGTCGCCTCTCAACAAGCTGAAAAACTCAAACAGGAGTTAGAATATTATTTCGAGATTCAAAGACAGAAGGATATATGAAGAAAATCACTAAAGAACAAGCGGCTGAGATTTTACAGCAAGTTCAGATGTCTATGGCGTGTTATCCTCCACCACCACAAGATGAAGCATTTATAGATGGATACAAAGTCATGAAGAATCAAGCTCGAAAAATCATAGAAGGTTTTACGGAGAAAGAATTTCCAACATTCACAATGTCATGGGAAGATAGCAGCGATATTGAAAATAAAGTGGCAATACAGTTAGAAGATAAAGAGATAGTATTAAAGTTTGACAGCAGTATAGACACTTTTCCTTATTTTAGCGCAGAACAATTTAAGGAATTCGTGGACGGTTGTAACAAGATTGTGGGGCATCTAAACGGAGAGTAAATTATGAGTATTGAAAATGTTATGATTAAAGAATTAACGGAAGTGTTAAATGTTTTGAAAGCCAAAGCAGCGCAAGACAAGGTTGCAGATAGCGTTTTGGGCGTGGATAAAGAAATCGCGTGTAAGGGTCACCCGATGTTGGGTCGCAGATGTTTGATTCGCACATACTCTGCTGGCGTGCATATCGGTGATGTGGTTTTTGTAAATGGTGATGAGTGTAAGCTAGAGAATGCTTTGCGTCTTTGGAGCTGGGAAAATGGCGGCTTATCGCTGTCAGCAATCGCTAACAACGGAGTTAAAAAAGCACGGCTAAACAAAACTGGTGAAATTTACTTAACAAATATTTTAGAAATAATTGCCACTACTCCGATCGCAGAAGCCACTTTTGTTAAATTCATTGAGGATTTAGAATGAAAGCCAACCTTAAGCGACGTTTTAAAATGAATGCCAATGGCTCTGGCAATGGCAATCGCTTTGGCTCTGGCTATGGCTCTGGCGATGGCTATGGCTATGGCAGGGGCTCTGGCTCTGGTTATGGCAATGGCTCTGGCAATGGCTCTGGCTATGGCTCTGGCGATGGCTATGGCTCTGGCAATGGCTCTGGCGATGGCTATGGCTATGGCTTTGGCTTTGGCTTTGGCTATGGCTCTGGCTCTGGCTATGGCAGAGGCTCTGGCTATGGCTCTGGCGATGGCTATGGCTCTGGCGATGGCAATCGCTTTGGTTAGAAAATGAAGAAAATAACTGATTACAAAATTACTTACGCCCGCAGCATGGAAACACTAGCCGCATCGGTTGACCTTGACATAGAAGACGGGTGGCAGCCGTTTGAGCGGGTGTTTTTAGGCCAGAAAGAAGGTTACAGTCAATATTGTCAGACGATGGTTAAGTATGAGATAGAAATATGAAACGCAAATTCAAACTCAAAGGCAAGCAATTAGAGCTAAAACACATGTACCATTTTTGGAAACAAGTTACAGCCCCAAATGCTAAGGCTTTTCAAGTAAAGCGCAATGAAGCTTACTACAGCCAAAAGTTAGGACTATATCCGCACTGGGTCGATGAAGAGGAAAAGTACAAATGAGTTTTATGAAGACAACATATGACACGCGTGAAGATATAGAGTTTCTAGATAGAGCACTGTGTTTTGCGGCCTTGCACACGGAAAAAATATTTGAGCCAGTATATAATACCGTTGAATTATTAGAATATAGAAATAAATTGATTGATTTCAGATTCAAACTCTATGAGGTGCTTGGATATGCGGATCCAAATCAAGCATTTATTGACAAACTTAAAGAAAGGGTTATCACTAGAAGCCTAGAGGATTTTGAAACATGAAAAAAACATGCCCAATTTGCACGCTAGAATTCGAATTTAAGAAAGGTATAGTTAGGAAATATTGCAGCACTAATTGCAGCGCTTGGGCTGTGCGTGGAAAGCAGGTTCGCAATCCAAAATTTGGAAGTATTAAATATGGTGGTAAGTGATTTTTTAACTAAGGAAGAATTATGAATATCATGGTTGATAGAGCTTTGACGAGTATAGAGTTTTTTTTAAAATATCGCTCAGAAAAAGATGATTTAAGAGAGTTATTATTAATTCTTAAAGCAGAACTACAAGTTGGCGAAAATACTATTGCGCCCATTTTGGCTGTTTTATCGCAAATGTTCATAGTGTTAATGAAGCAAGCTAGAGAATTAGAAAAGCAAACGGAAAAGGCACGGAGTTCAAATAGTGAATTAAGATCTAAAGTGGCCAACTATAGTAAGCAAGTAACAAGGTTAAATGAAAAAATACAAAAATTTAAATCCCAGGAAAATAGGTTTTATTTTACCATTCAGGGCATGTATGATGCCATGGAGAAAGCTAAAAGTGAAGAAATTTAATATTTATGATTTGAAAGATGATTTGCGAAAATTGGAGTTGTTAAAAAAAAACGCTCATGAAGGTAATGATATTATATTTGCAATAGAAGTAGAAACTCTAATTAAAGTTATTAAAACAAAAATACAATCATTTTAGGAGGCAGCTGACAGAAATATATATACTGATATATTTAACAAATATATTGAGTGATTTTTAACCAAGGATGGATTATGAAAAACGAGATAGACGCTAAAGTTGCTAGTTGTAAGGCAATGATTGAAAGATTAGATTTGCAAATACAAAAAGCCAAACAAGAAAGAGAAGATATACAAAAATACATAGCCGCTTGTGAACGCTCAGCTGAGTTGTTTGGGGTGGTTAAAGAGCCAACCGACAACCCTCATGAGCATTTTCTAAAAATTAAGTTACGCAAAGACAGTCGTGCTTTTAAGGTTAGAAACATTCTATTAGCTAATGGTTCGCCAATGCACGTAGAAGATATTTACAGAAAACTTTTTAACAAAGAACCCCTTAGTGCTTGCTTAAACTCTTTAAGAGGTAATTTAAATGGTTTTGTACAACAATTACGGGTATTTACGCGCCCAGAACCAATGACCTATGGCTTAATGGAATGGGGGAAAGGCAAGTGAAGTTTATTAAATAACGCATTACGATTAAAACGCCACCATCAAAACCTACAAAACCTCGATATCCACGATAAGAACCATTATCGTTGGTATAGATTAGATTGATTGACTAGCTTTAAATTAATGATGAAACGTAATATTACGTATGAAATTACATAAGAAGTCAGGCGCAACTTACTCAAGGAACTACAGACCTGATACCATTATCGGTCTAGCTCTTTGGTCACTTCATCGACTATGGCTTTGCTTGCGCCGCTTGGTAAATGCAGCTCTGCATCCACGATAGGCTCTAAAACCTCTTCTACGTCCTTTGCAGAGGTTTCTACGATTTCCGTGGCAATCGGGTGGCTTTTCTTCAAAGCAGCGTCATTACAGCCTACAATCGTCATAGCTGCCATCCAAACTAACAAAATTAAAATAAATTTCATGCTGTTACTTCCATACAATTAGCTGTGTCAACTATCTCACCATCGGGAAACACTAAAATAAATTCCTCTGGCGCTGGTTGCCTGTAAAGTCCGTGCGTGGCTTTTAGAAAACATACCGTCAAAAACATGACAGTAATCATGCTGACAAATGTTATAAGTAGAAATTTCTCAATTGCTAGGTTTCTCATAAGCCCTCCATGGATTAAGTGTAGTTTACGAGTTTAACCTATTCAGCCAGCCTTTTAAAAATTTGTTCAAGTCAGGATTTATAGCCACTAAATCGTTGTAGTATTTCGTTACATGCTTGATGTATTCATCGTATAGCAATGGCTCTTTGCATTCGTTAATAGCTCGCAAGGTTGCGCCGCCCATAACGCCGTCTGGGTTGATAGTTGATTCAGGGTCTAGCGTGTTAACTGCTGATTGAAGCAAGGAGTTAGCCGCATGTTGGCCGAGGTTAACACATAAGTCAAACACCTTACTAGCTATTCTATGGCTGTTAATCCAGACGTAATTGTTAGGTTCCCAAAAGTACTTGCGATAAATCTCGATAGCATCTTGAATCGTTAGGTTTTTGATGTCATCGGCGGTAGCTTTTGGGTGAAGAGTTTTTAGAAAGAGCAGGGAGATCCCAAAGTTAGTTTCACCCCCTGCTTTGTCAAACTCTTTGCCGCCTTCATGTGATAAAGTCAGCTTGATTGCAATATCAAACTCTGACATTAGCTTGCTGCTGGCTCAGATGGAGCTTCAGAAACGTCAGCTTCAACCGCATTAACTACAGCTTCAGCGCTTGCAATAGGCGCGGTTAATGCTGGGTCGATGGCTTCAACTATTGGAGCTGCGGCTTCTAGTTTAGAAACGGCGTGCTCTAAACCTTGCTTTTGTCCTAACATTATCTGTAAGTTTACGGCTGTTTCTTCTATTTTCTTGATAACACCAGCTAAATCAGCTTTTAAACTTTCTAACATAACAGTATCCCTTGATAAATTCAGTAGATTGTTAGTATAGAGCACGCCTGAAATAAATCCAGGCGTATTTTTCAATTAAAGCACGGCAAACCCAATGATGATTGTGCCATTAAGGGCAGTTGCTGCAGTGTTGTTATGAATAACAAGCGTTGCACTTCCTGAGCCCGCGACAACTGACATGGTAAAGTTTGCGGTAGTGTTTGTACCACCTTGCCATTGCAAGTTGATAACGCTAGTAGCTGTAATTGATGTGTTAGTCCAAGTGATAGAATAAGTTCCTGCTCCGGCAGTTGTAAGGCTAGATGTCGTTATAACCCCAGCGTTACCAGAAGCAGTAACTGCGTTTGATGCCTCGGTTCCAGTTGCTTTTAATAAAGTAATTGAACCGCCTGTAGTCATAACGTTTGCTGCGTTTAACTGCATCAAGTTACTAACTGCAATACCTGAGTCAACCATCAGGCCGCCTGTGCCAGATGCTTTAGGAAAGTTACCGTTTGTAAATGGAGTTGCAGTATTAGCAACAAGAAATCTGCCAGCAGCAGACCCAATATCAGCAAAGCTCAATGTTGATGCCTGCCCAAACGCAACGTTGCTAATTGTAACGTTAGTATTGCCAGTATTTGCCACCGCTTGTAACGCCAATGCTCCACGTAAAGCCGTTGAGCTGTACGACTCTAGCGCACCTGCTGTCCCAGATAGTCCCGCACTAATATTGCCAGCGTTGAAAAGAGCGGTGCTGAGTCCAGAAGCGGCCAGGCTGCCCCCAGTATTCGTAGCGTATGCTATTTGGTTTGCTACCGTTGGCGTTGCTACAACGTCAGTTACAGCTTGATTTACTAATGACCAAACATTGTTCGCAAAAGATACCTGCAAGAGCACCGTTCCAGCGTCAGTTGTGTAAACTACAGCTAGCTGATATGGGCTTAACTGGTATGTAAGATTCTCTAGGTTTAGTGTCAAATATCCTGCCGCCTGTACCCCAGATAAAGTATCTGAAGTCTTTAAAAATATGAGGCTTGTGGGGGAATCTGCTAAACCCGTGGTGACCAATTGACTCGATAAAATACTCATGATTAACGCTCCATGTTAAATTTGTTTAGTAACAATCCTTTTTCTTGCCATCCTTGCTTTTCTTTGATTTTTTCATATCTTTATCTTTCATTTTTTTCATATCTTTCATAGCCATGATTACTTTTCCTTTCGTTTTTTACCTTTACTTGACATGGCAGACATTTTTTTGTCGCCGTACTTTTTGCGCCCCGCAGATGCCGCAATTTTTTCTGCTGATTCTTTAGAATAGCCTTCTTTCTGAACTTTGTTTTCCAAAGCTGCAAATCTTTTGCCTGACCCCAGGGGTGGTTTTTTGGCCATAATTTTTATCCTTACGGTAATTGGTAAATTGTTACAGATGTTCCTAAATAACTGTTATTTCCACCAAGATTTTGAGCTGCTGAGCTAGAGTTTGATTGAAAACAAGTTATATTGAAAGTCCCGCTATTTGGTAATTGGATTATTGCGCAGCCATTTGATGAAGCTGTAATCGTTGACCCAGTTGCTGCGGCTGACTGCGCCAAATAATAAGTGGTATTACTTGTTTGAACCCATCCACCAACCTCTCCAGATGTTGCCGATGAGGTCATACGAAAACTGTATGAGACTAGCAAATTCAAAGTTCCACCAGAGCCATTTGTGAACGTGCCGCTTGAGTACGTTAAATTTGAACCAAACGTATTAGTAACAGTAGTCGGAAAATTAATATTCGTATTCGAGGCATTTGGAATGCTTTGAGTGGATGCATTAACATAATAAGCAAATTGAAACGCTGTTGTAACGCCTGTTCCACCGTTTGCAACTGGCAACGTGCCTCCTGTGCCGCCGTTTGCAACGGGTAAAGTTCCACTCACACCGTTTGCAAGATTTACCTGCGCCCACGCCGGATTGTTGCTTGTACCAGTATTCGACAAATAAGTTGAAGCTGAAGCATTCTTAGCTAGTGTTGATAATGTATTGCTAGCAGAGCCATATAAAATATCACCCTGACTAATCGATGGAATGCTTGCCCCAGCAGTTGTGGCGAGAGTGCCAGAGGTAGGTAACGTAACATTCGTGCTAGCAGTTAGAGTTAGAGTTACATCAAATGCACCGCTAGTGGTTAAATTGCCTCCCAAGGTTATAGCTTTACCAGTGTTGGCAACACCAGTTCCGCCCAGTGCGCCAGATAATGCGCCGCTTGAGCTTATTAAATTTTTAGAGCCTCCTGTTATAACCACAGAATTGTTGCTTAAAGTAGAAATCGTAGTAACACCAGTTATAGCTACGTTTCCGCTACCAGCACTTATTGCTATTGATGTTGTGCCAGCGCCATTACCTATTGTTATGGCATTATTTGAAGAGCCAGCGCCAATATTGATAGTTTTTGCAGAGCCGGAACCGCCCCCAATATTTATTGTTGTAGCCCCTGCCCCTGCACCTATAGCTACGGTGTTTGTTCCGCTAGATGAGCCCAATGTTATAGTGCCAGTTTGTGCGCTGCCACCGATAATTGTAGAGCCAGTTGTCGTAGATGGACCTATTGCATAGACACTTGATCCAACTCCGTCTACAGCAAAATTGCCATTACCAACGTATTGTAATATTCCACTAGTTCCCGTAGTATTTCCTATGGTAATTGTTCTTCCAGAACTAGCAGCAGTGCCAATATTTATAGCATCGTCTCTTGCATCAGCACCAATATTAGATGCAGCGCCAGTGATAGTTACACCAGCTAAACCGCTCAGTAGACCAGTAGAATTTATTGTGCCTGGAGCTGTGAATATGCTAGGTGTAGATAACGTCACGGCTCCCGATGGGCTGCTTGCAGTAATTTGATTTGCCGTGCCAGTAATACTTGTGACCGCTGTCCCGAACGTAAATTGTATAAATGTGATAGGATTGCCAGAGCCAATTGCGGTAACTGTCGCGGTCTCTAACCAACTGCTAGTTGTGTTGATTGTGCCATTAATGACAGGGATTAAATCACCTGGCATAATTTGTGCTGGCAAATCATAATCTAGTGAGCGTGTTAAAATCCAAGGTGATACACCCGCAACGCCGACCGCAGTCACGGTGTAGATGCCATTCTGATATGTATTAGTTTGATTCTTTACAAGGATTCTAGAGGTCAACGCAGGTGTTGTACCATCTAACGTGAATACAACATTTGAACCAGCTGTCAATGTTGCGCCAACGCCTGAGACACCGTTATTATATGTTGCCCCCAAATCACCGCCGCCAGGTGTGGTTGCAGCATAGCAGGCATCTTTTAAATCTATGCCAGCGGAGACTGCATCTACATATTGTTTTGTTGCAGCTTGAAGGGGTGCACTTGGGTCTGCATTCAATGTGACCGTGCCTGGAAATACTGTCGTACTTGATAGGGAAAGAGTTACACTGCCAGTTGATGCGCTTGAATTTATCTGATCACTTGTGCCAGCAATAGCGGTTACGCCTGTGTTACTTATCGTGATTGCCCCACTGCTATTGCCAACCAATATGCCAGTACCACTTCCAATTGCTGCGGCAGCAGGGTCACTTGATGTGGTCCCTATTAGTATTTGACCAGCACCTAACACGATAGGCGTAAAAGCACTCGAACCTTCACTAATTAGCACGCCATGCGCGGTGGGGCTAGAGACTCCACTGCCACCAAGAGTTGCTGAGAGTGTTCCACTAGATATTAAATTTTTAGATGCATCTGTTAGTACAATCTGTGATGCTGTCAGGCTAGATGAATTAAATGTAGTACCGCTTACAGTAGTTGTTGCGGCGATAGAACCTGGCGCTATAAATGTGCTTGGAGTTGATAACGTAACCGCGCCAGAAGATGCGCTAGCCGTAATTTCATTTGCGGTTCCTGCGATACTTGTTACTGTTGCAGATGACAAATTAGTCCACGTCATTGGGCTTGTAGAACCACCAGCGGATGTTAAAACATATCCTGACGTACCTGCCGTAATTGGTAGATTAAAATTATATGTGCCAGCGGCAGCTTGAGGTAATATTGATATAGTTCCACTACTAGAACCAGTAAGCAGATAATCAGGACTAGAGATTGAAGTAACAGCGGCAATCGTGCCTGGCGCTATAAATGTAGATGGAATTGAAAGAGTTATAGCTCCCGTGCTAGCAGATGCAGATATTTCATTTGCAGTGCCAGTAATGCTAGAGACAGTACCAGTTACGGTTGCTAAAGTTCCGCTAGTTGGGAATGTAACATTTGTGCTAGAAGTTATATTGAAAATTGCAGGAAATGCACCAGATAAAGTGAATGCACCAGCGGTGGTTAGTGTGCCACCAAGTGTTATGTCTGCGCCTGTGTTTAGACTGTTAGCTATTGCCATTATAATTTCCCTATTGTATTTATCGTGCCAGGATATTTACTTGCTATGGCATTATGAACATCTATCAATGATTTAATATCAGAATTGTCGCCATTAGTTGCAAATAACATTAACGCATGTATTTTATCTTCCATTGTTGGAAGTGAAGCTATATCTATAGTTTGCTGCGAAACAACATCAACTATAAATTCGCCATTAATATAAGATGTTTCATAAGGCGTGTATGCTTCTTTAGATTCTACCCATTGCATATCTTTGCACACCGGAAATTGTGCCGCGCTTTGGTCCACTACTCGCTCGTTAAATATTAAATAAAACATCAAGTGTACTCCCAAACAACCACTATTCCTGAGCCACCACCACCACCACCAGCGCCGCCGCTACCACCACCGCTACCACCACCACCTAATGTTCCTGCGACTCCAGCAGCAAAAGCATTAATATATCCACGGCCACCGCCTTGAAAGAATGAGCCACCACCACCACCACCACCACCAGCATTACCACCTGCAGATCCATTGCCTGTTGCATTAATATCACCGCTGCTTCCAACACCTCCGACCGCTCCAATGCTGCCGCCAGTTCCACCACCAGCTCCTCCAGTCGCAGAACAAATAGCACCAAAACTTGAAGTTCCACCAGCGCCACCATTTACGCTACTAGACCCCGCGGACCCTCCTGCTCCAACTGTAACGGTTTCACTAGATATAGAGGTTATATTTGTAAATAATGAACAAAATCCACCACCACCACCACCAGCGCCGCCGGCACCACCACCACCACCACCACCACCAACAACCCAAACTACTGCTGAAACTGATCCAGCAGTTTTTGTCCAAGTTGCAGTTCCGGCAGTTGTAAAAACAGTCACAAGAGCCAATGTTCCCGAGCCACCACCTGGTGGAGTTGCCCAAGTTGCATCCCCTCTCCAAAATGTCGTAGAACTAGCAGAGGTGCCGCTATTTAGGTTTGTTACAGGAAGATTACCTGTAACCCCAGTTGTAAGAGGCAAACCAGTAGCATTTGTTAACGTTCCGCTAGATGGAGTGCCCAACGCTGGGGTTACTAATGTAGGGCTTGTGGCCAATACTATTGCGCCACTTCCTGTGCTAGAGCTAACAGTAATATTTGGAGTTGAACCACCGCTTGAGGCTAATGGAGAAGAGGCTGTAACCGAGGTTACTGTGCCTAAATCGTTGTTAGATATTGTTATTGAATTATGACTGTTTGTAATAGTTATGCCAGCCCCAGCAGATATAGTTGCAGCAATTGGAGCGCCAGCGCTAGAGCCAATTAAAATTTGCCCGTCAGTTAATGCAACCCATGTTGGCGCGCCCAATGCGCTGTTGGATAGCACGGCAGATGCAGTTGGAGTAAGACCCGCAATTGTATTTATTGCACTACTGTACAACAATTCATTAGCTGAGATTGACGTTAATCCAGTGCCACCTAGCGTAACAGCAACAGCAGAATTTAATGTGATATTTGGCGTTGAACCACCGCTTGAGGCTAACGGGCTAGAGGCTGTAACGGATGAAACACCGCTTCCAGAAGGAGTCCCCCAACTGCCATCACCGCGCCAATATGTTGTGTTTGATGCCCCAGTGCCGGAGTTTAAGCTGCCCACAGCAACTTGTACTGCACTTGGCAATGACTGGGTTAAAGATGGCACAGATGATGCATTTGTGGCCAATACAGCGTTCATAGTTGTAGCGATTTGCCCTAAAGTATTAGAACTACTCGCATACAAAATCTCATTAGCCGTTAAAGTATTTAGGTACGTTGCGCTAGACCAGCTTGGTGTTGTGTTACTACCAGACAATGGTATTTGCAATGCAGTTGCAGTGCCACTTAAAATTGCAAGAGCTGAGCCTGTGCTATAAACAATCCCTCCGTTAGATGCGGTTAACGCAGAATTAGTACCACCTAAATTTAGTGGTATAACAGAGCCTATAGCAATGTTAGGTGTTGCGCCTCCACTAGATGTCAGTGGACTTGACGCGGTAACAGCAGTTACAGTGCCACCACTCCCAGCAGGTACACCCCAACTGCCATCACCACGCCAAAAAGTGCTGCTTGATGCACTTGTTCCACTATTTAAGTTTGTTACAGGAAGGTTGCCTGTAACTCCCGTTGTAAGATTGACATAATCCCATTTTGGAATATTGCCCGTGCCAGTATTAGCTAAATATTGTGTTGCAGTTGTGCTTTTCCCTAGAGCTGATAGCGTATTGCTAGCTGAGGCATAAATTATATCGCCTAGGTTAAATGATGTTAACCCAGTCCCACCAACTGTTGCGGGAATAGTATTAAAAGCGAGCCCTATGGAGCCGCTTAATGTTATCGGAGAATTTGTAACTGTTAACAAGCCGTCAACACTGCTTATACCAACGCTTGTAACCGTGCCTGAGCCGCTAGCTGAACCAGTTACCGTGAATGCACTATTAGCGCTCATATTTAAATCCTCACGCCGTTATTGGGTTGCCTTGTATGCCACCATATGTACTAAAAGCATTAGTTCCAACGCATATAATGCTCACCGAATCAGAAGGCAATGACGATGACAATGTGCCACCAGCACTGGTAGTTTTATTTCCAGCTGTTAATACTTGCCCAGTATTCATTTGAACAACCCAGCCAGTAGTATTTACTCCACCACTTATAACGTAGTAATCCCCATCCTCGGCAGTATTTGGCACAGTGTAGGTTATTAATCCAGTGCCATTTGTGTAATATCCAGTGGCCGCAGTCATGGTTAAGCTTGATGTTGCTTGTTCAAATCCGAAAGATTGGAATGAAGGATTTGGAATTATTTTGCCACGCTCTTGATATACGATTGCGCTAGTTGTGCTAAGTGCTATCCATATAGGTTTTGTGATATTTCCAGGAGTTGTTGGTATAGTATTTGTTATTAATCCTGCCGTTACGTCAGAGAGCCATCCTACATTACCAGCGGTTAAACCTGATAATCCTGTAATTATCCCTACGCTTATGAATACAAAATTATTTACATCTATAACGCTTTCTACAACGCCTATGACTTCTGCTTTAGCGGTTGAATTTGCTAATGCTAAATCATAGTTTGTGCCGTCAAAATAAATGGCTTTTCCCACACTAAATCCGTGTGCTGTTTGCGTAACTGTGGTTCCTACCCCAGTTGATGTAGAGCTGCCAGTTGAGGCCGCAGTTAGTCTGCCATATGCATCTACCGTAATATTTGCTGTAATATATGAACCTGGAGTAACTGCGGTTGTAGCCAAGTCAAACACAGGATTTCCCGCTACGCCAGTTGGGTTTGTAATTGTTATTCTTGAGCTTGCAGCTGAGGTCAAAGACCTAGCAGCCAATGTGCCAGTTGTGGTAGTGGATGATAAAAAGCCGCTAGCTAAACCAGATAAAGCAATACTCTCTGGAAGAGTAGCTGTTTCATTAGTTTGCGTTATAAACGTAGCATCATTTGGCGCTGCACCATTATTTATGTCATACCATGTAACACCATCGCTATACATTGGTATAGAGTCTGTTGTGCTATATCTAAATCCACCAGCAAATGGCGTTGGCTCTTGGGAGTTCGTACCAGAAGGTAGGCCGATAGCAGAATTGCTAGAAAATGTAGTTAAACCATTGCCTTTTGGAGTTATAGTTAAATTAACTGTGGCATCAGAACCTAGCGTATTTATACCAACAGCACTGCCGGATATGCTGCTTTGAATGTTGAGGTAGTTTACATTTGGCCCAACACCAGGAAGCCATGTGATTATAGGAATTCCGGCTAAATCTGCAATGCCAGATAAAGTAGTCTGCTCATTTATGCCGTTACGTAAACCTACGACAATATCGGTGTATTGGGTTATACTTCCTTCGGTAAACTGGCTAAACTTTACAGTCATGCTTTAATCCACTATTTGCTCAAACCAAACACTCATACGCATTCCAGATGTAGAGCAAGTAGCGTAGATTATATCGCCCTGCTTTACTTCCCAGGCCTTAGGAAATAATTCACCAGCTTGTTGTACAAAATTGTTAGTTGCAGGGATTACAGCCGAGGTATTTAAACAAACAAAAACATCTCCTAGCGTGTGAACACCATATGCAAAATGTGCTATATAACGGTTGTGTGCAGTAGGATAACTAGTGTAGCTTCCAACTGGATTAAAATTTGATATTGCCCCAAGAGCGCCCATTGGCAAATCGCCAGGAACCGTAACAGAGGCTACCGCGCTGCCGTCAAATGTTACCGCCCATTGGGAGTCAGAAGCATTTACCCCATAGCCATTTACGCCACGGGTTTTAGGATTAATATTGTATGGCTGCATCACTTTTCCCTCATTAATTCAGTCTAATTGTAGACCATGAGGGAAAGCTTGCTTTATTGTCCTAATCTAGAGTCCGCTGTTGCGTGAACAGTCCAATATCCATTCAGCTGGGTTGACTCTGTTCCTCCAGCCAATGGGTTAAGAACGTCTACTCCACGAGTGCTAATTGTTGTCCTAGAAGATGCTGTACCACTGTCACCAGGAGTTCCACCATTACGATACCATTTAGCATTTGCGTTTGTAGTATTGTAGTAAACCATATTTGGTATGCTCGCCATTACCACTGGAAATTGCACTGGAACGCTGAATGCAAGAGCTATATTATTTGCTCCATCATAGAAACCACTATCAGAAGATAAAGCAATTGCTCCAACAACTCCAGCGCCGGTAGCTGGAGGAACATTCACTGGGCTTATAGGGAAAGTTTTCCAATAATATTGTTGACAGTCTTGCAATGTGGAGCTTTGACTTTTAGGCGCTGGCACCGTAGCTATATCTCCATCCTGACAAGAGATAGACTGCCAAAGAACATAAGCATTTAAAGGTAGCACAGCAGTTCCAACAACGATTGCAAAATATGTTGCACCATTAATATCGGTATTGCCTTGCATGTCCCAACCATTCAATGGATATTGATTAAAGTTTGCAGCACCACTTGGCGCTGTTGCTATGTTTATAAGGGCTGCATTCGTGGCTGTAGAGGTTAAGGTGCTCGTACCTTGCCCGCTCCTAGGTACTTGTACCCATGTGCCATTTTGCGTATTAGGGTAACCATTTGCATCAAGAGTTAGAACTAAAGAATTTTTGCTGCCAATCGTGGATGGTAATGTAGTTTTAGTGTACCAAAGAGAAACAGTTGCTACAGTTGCCACACTTGCGTTGGCTGATACATTTACGCATTTTCTGCGTGATAGCATTTCAATTGCTTGTGGAGCTGGGATATATTGCACCAATGCTAACTGTCCAGATATATTTGCTAAAGTCTTTAGTGCTCCACTAGTGTCTCTAGTGGCAGTTATACTAGCGTCAACACTTTGAAATAAAATAGTTTGATCCCAAAGATATGCGCTTTTGTTGATAGCGCCGAGCGTCATCGGCCAACTTGCGGAATTAAAAAACTGCGCTGGATTTAATGGGAAATCCCAACCCACTAGATAACTTGGAATAGGCTTATATTGTAACAGTGCATTGTAATAATTAAACAAATGGTCAACTTGACGATTAACGCTTTCTTGTTCATATACAACCCCAGTGATATTACCAGCTACAGATAACACCTGAATACTAGTTATAGTGGTAGATAATGTTGTGCTAAAAGTAATTACTATTGTGGAATTACCAGTTGGCGGAGCTGATGTGTTATTACTCGCAGGAAGCAGTACAGTATCAGAAAATTGCGTGCTTGTGCCATTAGGATTGTTGGTAGATAGCAGTGTTGTTGCAGTTCCTGTAGATGGTGTAAAAGTAACCGTGGTCGTTGGAGCACTTGCTCCCAATACAAAATTAGTTGCGAGGTATGAGCCCGCCCAAATGCCAGGATTGCTATTTAGCGTCTGCACAAGTGATAAAGACGATATATTTCCGCTTGGCGCTAGAGTTAGAGAATAAGGTGGATTTGTTACTATGTTTGTACGGCCTGCAATGGCATTTTGTGTAACTACAACACTACCTGTTCCTGAGTATCCTATAACCAAATTCCAGTCAGGAGCAATAGGTACAGTAGATGTTCCAGATCCAGTTAATGATATTGTTGTGCTGCCATTGAAGTTAACAACAGAGAACTGCGGGTTTGATATTTGATTGTCAGAATTGCCGTTAGATGATGCGCCAGGGTTCTCGGTTTCGAATGTATCTGGGAAACCTTCTAGCGATTTTTGTAACACGCCAAGAGAGTTATAAATTTGTACAAAATATAGGCTCAAATTACCATTAACATCGTAAGGAAAATAATAAAAATTCACTTGGTTATTATTGTTATCAACTATTGTTCCAACGCTGCTGAGTGTAAGTACATCACCCATAGATACAAAATTATAAATCTCGTTGCCAGCATTGTTGTACTGTGGCGGGCTAAATGGCACCTTTTGATAGACTACTTTGCCAACAGTGCGGTTAGTATCTTGAAAGAATTGAATGTAGCCGTTAGCAAGAGGTTGTCCAGTTGCGGAATCTATAAGAAATTGATTCAAGCTGAGATTGGTTATGTAGCTAGTGGTCATCTTATATGCACCTATTTTTTAATGATTTAAACGCATCAAAGTTATTGTTTTCTACAAGTTTTGATGTTATAGTAAGCAACTTAACAACATAATTTAATAATAAAATAGGAGTTGTAATATGTTTTGGCTTTTGTTTTCCGGCCTGTGCTTTGCATTTGTTTTTTATCTTCATGACGAATAAATATTGTTTAATCAGCAAAATATTTATACCCTCCGTAAATGCCAGCAGAGCTTCCTAAGCCTTTAGCTATTTGCCCTAATTTTTTATTTATATCGACTTCAGGGTGTGCATCGCCCAAATGCTTTCTAAAGGCTTTTCCTGAATTGCCACCGCCGCGTAATGCTTTTACCAAATCCTCTGCAACCCATTCTCCAGCATTGTATTCCCTTATTGCATTATTTCTTGAATAGGGAACTACTTCTTTCTTGTAACCAGATTTAATATCGGTATAGCGTTTTGCTAAATTTGGGTTGCTTTTTGAGAAAGTTTTATCAAGTTCCGATATCAATTCTTTTTTTAATCTTTTTGCTTTACTCAAAGCATCCCTATCAATTTTGCCGCCTTTTCTTTGTATTTTTTGTTCAGCGCGAATAAACTCACCAAGCTTTGATTGTGCCTCGTTAACATGCTTTGGATTGTTGGTATTGAAAGCTTTTTTAACAACGTTTACTACGTCCTTATCTATGCCCTCTGTAATTCTTTTGATTGGCTTCGCTGGGAGAGTTGTTTTTAAATTTGCATTTTTAGCATCTTTAAACAAGTCGCCGTAAAGCTTTCCGTATTTATCTTTGGCTTGGTTGAAACTACTATTTATACTTTCTGCAACGCGGCTTTTAGTTAATGATTTACCCAAATTAGGTGTTATTTTTTTTGTTGCGTTAACTGTAGACCCTATAGCTTTTCCTGCTACAGGTATAGCCATTCCAATCAAAGCATTTTTTAAAGAATTTCCGCCCCTAGTTTCACCTTCTTCTGGATGCTCAAAAGCACCTTGGGAACCTGCTCCAATCCCAGCACCTAATATTGTTTTAGCAGTATTGCCTATCTTTGGTATTGCTCCCGCAATACCGTTTCCTGCCATGAGGAATGGAATTGAACTAATTAATTGTGATATAAGATTGCCAGCCTCTGTTGCTTTAGGATTTGTTTTTAATGCTTGTTGGTAGGAGTTTTCTGCATTTTCTCTGTGCTGCCCAAATCCAAATACTTTAGAGAAGCCACGATTTGCACCATGTATCCCAGATGCACGATAGAAGTTTTCCATCTTTTGGCCAAAGTCTTCTGGGTTGCTAAAAATGGTAGCATCTTCTACATTGCGAGCTTGTTGGTGTGGTTCTTGTTGCGCAAACAAATCATTGCCTTGGGATTCAAATAAATCCCTTCCAGGCCGTTGAGGTTGATTTAAATCTTCAAACAAATCTCTAGGCATTATTCTATCCCCAGCCGTCGTTTTACTTCTTCAACTGTTATGCCATGTTTTTTTGCAGTATGCTCTATGTCTGCCATTGATGGTGGCTGCTTGGCTTCTGCACCTTTAATAGCTTGCTGCATTTGCTGTGTAAGTTGTGCTTCTTGGTCGTTCTCTTTCATAGAGTAATCTTCGGGTGATGATAGCAAATGCCTTCTAGATTTTTCGGCTTGGTTTAAATCTTGAAGATATTGTTTGCCACCCTTGAACTGCTTTCTTAGATTAGATATTAAGTATAGGTTTGCCTCATCTGTATTAGCCCCTTGTGGTTTAGATGCCTGAACAAGAGCAGTCCTCATGTCTGTAGCTCTTTCTTTCCCATACGAATCTATCATTTGCAATACTAATTCTGCTGCTTCTTTGTTGAATTTCTGAGCTACCTTTATATCACCTTTGAACGGGTTAAATTTTTGATTTGCCGCCTTAAAAAATCCTGGTGGTTTGCTAGGGTCTGATATTGATGCAAAAAAATCCTCCGACATGTTTGGATGGTCTTTTATTAACTTTTCCATTCTATCTAATATTTCAGCACCTCTAATCATTGCATGAGCTTTCTTTTTGCTTTCATCCCTTGATTTTGCCGCATATTGCCTCTCGCCAGCGGTCATTTGACCAAGAGGCACGGAATTTGTTGTGTTGTCACCTGGTTCACCCTTAAGGTTTTGCGCTTCATAATTGTTTTTTAAAGCTTGAGCTAACTGGTTCTTACGTTGAGCATCCTGCAGCGCCATATCTGACTCTTTGCTTTGACCGTAATATTGATTTTCTAATCCGGCGTGCTGGATTTTATGGCCAGACAATAAATTTTCAAGCAATAATTTTTGGCGCTCATCTTCCATCCTTTGTGGCTCTTTAGCTGTTTGGTAGCCTTTCAAATAATTAGGCAAAAAGTTAGCTATCCCTTCCTGCTTGTTTTGCGCCCACTTATTTGGGTCGGAGAAGTCTGTAAATTGTATTGCCATTATCTATACCCTACATTGGCCCCTGGTACTGTCGAGGCGGATGGGTTTGATGCATTGTACCCCCATCCTTGACCCCCAGCTGCACCACCTTGATTCCTTTGTTGAGACATTAAATTCCTGATTAAAGAGCTGAAATCTGCTTGTGAGCCTTGATTTTGATTATTGTTAAAACCGCCTCCCTTTCCAAAACCTGCCGCATTACCAGCGAATCCTAGAAGCGCGTTTTGTAAATCTGATTGCCTTTGATTGGCATTTTCACCAGCACCAAAAGCTAAACCGCCTTGTTGATTTAACGCGCCAGTTTGATAATTTGTTAGCTCGTTAGATGCATTGTAGCTTTGATTGTGAACACCTAAAACATTCTGCAACCATTGTTGCATATCGCCAGATAATAATTTTTGTATGAGTTCGCCGCGTTGTTCTTGGTCGCGACCACCCCCAGCATAACCACCTGCCGCAGCATTGCTGCTTAACTGCTTATTTAGTTGCTCTTGTTGAAAATTATATCCTTCAGATGGCTTATAGCCTGCCATGATTTGGTTAACAAAATCTTGCGATTGTTGCCCTGGCATAATGTAAGGGGATAAGTTTTTTTCAGCAACACCAGGTATTTTATTTAAGTATTCGTTAGCGCGTGCTGAGGAGTCCACAGGCTTTTTAAACATGGCACCAACGCCAAAGGGAGATGCTCCAAGAATGCTAGAAAAGAACCCCATTTATGTATACTCCCTATGGCCAATTTGTTGTGCTAAATTGTTTAAGTACGGTAGGGTTAGCCGACACCTTGCCCACCCATATCAAATCATCTGTTAAAAACCATATTGCACCCACTAATGCTAGGTCCATAACGGTGGTGAATGTCCCAGTATTAGGGTTAAGTATAGGCGTAGTTGTCAAATCTGCGCTTGCAATAGGCGTTATGTTAAACCCAAAAATACCTAGATTATCCGACAATGTAGCATTTAATTGCTGGTTATAATTCTGCTCGGGGGAGGATGTAGCTGAGTTATTTTGGGTGTATAGCGGGATGTCCATTAGTATAACTCCATATCACCATTGCCCACCACAATTGATGCAAGACTCCAAAACCGCAATTTCAAAGTAAAATCGTTGCTTGCCCCCATATTCTCGAAAGTCATAATATTTTTACGTTGTCCAACAGGGTTCATATAACGTGACACCGTATTACTCCAGGTTATGCCGTCATCATTTGATATAGTTAAATCAACTCTTGGGCGATATATTATTGTCACGGGCGGCAAATATTGAGCTAACTCTGATGGGCCGTCAATTGCCGGAGTGGTGTTTATAGCCTCACCAACCATATAATTGCCTGACTCGGTTATAATTGGAGAATTAGGTTGAGGTAAAAAAGTGTTTTCAGTAACCATCAAGTTTGGATAAGTAGATAATAAATCTAGCTCAGTAAAGTTTGCGTCATTGCCTTGCTCTATCATGAACACAAGAGAGTTAACCCTAAACCTACCAGTTGTTGGCAAGCGTATACTATTGGTAATTCTTGTGCGTGGGATTACATACACTAAAGAGGTATCATATAAATCACTGCCGACAGATGCGGTGTTTTCATCAATATAAGAAATATCAGTACTGATTGCATAAATTCCACCATTTTGTAGATTTAAGAAATAAGTTTGTAGGTTAAAATAAACCATATCCAATGCTGGATGATGTAATTCTGCGTGGTCGGTGAGGTTTATAAATTTCTCTGTAGTAAAGTCGTAGCAAAGTGTTAGATTATCAGCATGATTATAGAATGTAATCTGATAAAACAAATGCCCAATTTCCCTGTAAAACATTGCGGTTGATTGCTGCGGGAACTGTAATCTACCTAATATGTAATCTATGCCATCAGTTGATATTGCCTTAGTTTGCTGTCCTGAAAACATCGTAATAACAGGTGAATTATCCTCATTTACCGCAAGCCACACTATAAAGTTGTCAGAGCGTGCAATAGTTGCAACCGAGAGGCAGCCATAATCTATATTGACTGATTGATTGCGTCTGTAATACTCAAGGCCGCCCACGTTTTGCTGAATCTCAGATACCGTTGTACCCATAACCAAAACATTATTAGCTTGCCCTGGAATTGGCACTACAGCTTGCGCATAATCCGGCTTTGTTTGCAACTCTAGCTGTTCTGTTTGTGTTATTAATGCATTGTTTGGCGGACTGCTTATAGTGTTAAAAGAATAGATAAACCATTGCGCACCATATGCTGTGGTGTTGCCATTTCCAAATGCAAAATAAGTATCATGAAATGCCACGTACTTTGGTAGTAATCCGCCATTAGCGGCTAATGCCCCATCAGTTTGAATATATAGGCTATACGGTGGTGTTAGTGTCAATATGTAAGCATTTACCCCATCAACTATTGCAACCTGGCTGTTAAGGTTTTCAGCCATGAACACCTCGCCAGTTTCACTCTTTAGTGGCACATCACCCACCTCAACCAAGCTTACACTTAGATTACTATTAACCACATAAACATTTGCCCCAACTACCCAAACCAGAGCGTTTGAGCGTGTTGAATGAAACAAGCCACGCCCAGGTCCAGGGGCCATAGGCGCTAGTGTTTTCTTGTACCCAGGATAGGAGATAAGCCACTCGTCAGACTCGAAAAGATTTTGTGTGTAAGCGGCTGATATTTTGGCAAATCTAGAAAACGTGCTTGAGCCAACTATAGCTATTTGCGCTGGAACTGACTGTGGGGTTTCACGAAAATTTGGCATTATTGTTCCTATAATTAGTTACTGAGGCGACCAACCGAGGCCCAAATTGACGACTGAATAATTAATAGTATTTCCATTGCTAAACGTGCTAATTTTTTGCTGCGTCATGTCAAGCGGAGCACTACGTTTTGATATCCAAACCTGGTACTGCAAAAGCTGTTTTGCAACCCCTGGTGGCACTGTAAAATTGAACTCTGTACACAGCCTATCAGCCAGCGAATACTTCAAATAATTTATGTAAAATTGGTCTAATCCTTGGGGCAAAAATGTCTGATTTGCTGGCCCATATTGGGTGCTAAAATTGCTAAAAGTTATGCCATTTGTGAACCCTACATTACCACTCGTTGACACCGTAATATTAGTGCCTTGATAGGCCTGCAAATAGAATTGCGTGCCTACTATTTGCGCCGTAACCATAGGGATAGCACCAGCATTTATATAGGTTGCAAGGGCTGCCGGAGTTGCGTAAGTGCCCGCCAAATCTACGTTGTTAACCACTAGCTGCCCTATGGATAGCGTGGCTGGTCCCGCAGTTGGATAGAATGTTACAGCGCCTAAATTGGCAGTACCGGCATTGGCAGATAAGTCCTGATTTAGAACAACGCCATTAAGTCTAAATGTTCCCCACGCCTGGAGCGGATAATTAGTTTGCGGGAAGAAATATAAATATATATTTGCGCCCCCTAAACAACGTTCCACATGGAAATTAAAAGGCAGCGAATTTATGTTATTGGCACGGGATGAGCCGAAGTATACTTTTCGGTCAATCTCGCGCATTTGGTATCTAATATCGTTGATGAAAAACACCAAGGTTTCTAGTTGCTCAAGGTTTGGAATATAGTATGACTCCTGACCAGCAACTGCGAAGAATTCGTATTTGGTGAAATACGGTATCATGTCCTTTTCAATTGCCTTATCAGCTAGAATTTCATTTAAAAACTGCAAGCCATAATCAATTTGCGGACCGCTTACCGTCTGAAAATCTCGAGATACTATGCCGCTTGCAAAATACGCATTCGTTATCAGCTGAATTACCGTATAACTCATATTCACCTCATTAGAAAACGCGCCCGTAAGTCGACTCAGAGGGGCGCGCCATATTTTAGAGTTGGTCTACGTAACCAGTTAACTTCACAGCAATAGTGTTTGTAGTGGTGGTTGCAATTAATGCAGTAACAACATTACCAATAGTTAGCGCCGCTATTTGTGCCGCATTTGGAAGCGATACAGGAACAATTAATTGCCCTTTTGCAATAACGCTAGCAACATCCCCAGATATATTTGCTACCGAGCCAACAGTTGCAGTTGTGCCATTATCAATAGTTGCTGGTGCCATATATGCCGCATCTCCCGCAGTTCCTACAGTTAGGGCTACGTCAAAAATACATGGAACTACTAACTGTGGGACTAAAGAGGTCAGAACCCCTACGTTTATGTATGTTGTAGCACCAGTTGTAGGGCTAGATGGAATCGCAACACCAGTTGTGCTTGGGCCTGTGCCTGGGTCATAAACCATTGTTCTATTGTTGCCGTAGCCATACTGAATGAATGGTCTCCAATGACTTGAGCTATCAGTAGATACACACCCTATACGTCTGAACATGTCGTATCCGTAAGGAAGTAAAGGCGCACTCTTTGATAGCGAGAACAATATGCCAGATTGCACATAGTAAGTGTCTTGAACAACAGGAGTAGTGGAGCTTGGAGTCAAGAAAGGCGGCAAAGGCTGGCTTTGTTGCGGGCTAGGTGGAATGTTTATCGCCGAGTTGCTAGAGCTAGCAATTGCATAAACATAATACAATGTGCTTGCAGCAATCGTGCCTTGGTCTAAACCGTTAACGCCAACCGCAGTAGTGGTCACTGTAAATGGTGTTGTAATAGGTGTTAAATCGTTCTGTGGTGGCAATGCAAGCACGATATCGTTTTGATTGGTAGAATCACGAGCTTGTCCTTGCGCAACCGTAAAAGTGGTTGTGCTGGCCCAGGTCATTCTCATACCCTGGATATAAAGTGCTCCCAGGTTCCAAACTGCTACATCTGGTAGATTAGTTGTCATTTTAGCGTCCTCTCATTCGTTAATCTGTGGGGGCATAATGCCCCCTCGTGTATCCATAAACTGCATCATTAATTACAAGGGAAAAATAATACTCATCGCGTTCTCAGGGACCAACGTATAACCGTAAATTGCGTCACTTATTAATCCGCGAACATTCTTACCAAACTGTGAGCCGTAATACAGACGAATACTCATGCCTGTTAATGGGTCAATCTTGTTAGCTGTTGGGTACGGCACTTCATTTGGCAACTGAGGCATTGCTAAGAAGCCTGATTCTTTTGCCATGATTAAACCAGCTCTATGAGATGGCAATACAGTAACCTGCATACCAGCTTGTATTTGTTGGTTTAAGTTTTGAGTGTTGTCAGGTAGAGCTTGCAGGTAAGGGTATACACTAACAGTTACTTGATTACCGCCTGTTGATGCAGAATTCGCAACACTTTGGAACTGAACAGGGTTGCTAGATACTTGATGTCCAACGAATGTTAAGTAACGCATGTTTTGAAAACCAGTTACTTGGTCTTTGAACTGGAACTTATCAAACTGTTTGACAGAGTTTGCGTCAGATGCATTGGTTGTGCCACTGAAAGTAATCGTGTCTACCGCGCCATTTGGACCATTGTTGGTTACTGACACTACAGTTAATGTAGTTCCGGCGTTACCTTCGGTTCCTGCATAGTGTACTGGTAATAAGTTTGACCTAAACCATTTACAATCAGAGAACGCAGACAGCTCCCAAGAATTCGCCATCTTGTCGTTACGGTCAGGTGCAAACTGAGCCAAACCACCTGCCACAATTGGAGGTATTGCAACATCAGATAGAACACCATATGCCTCACCCATGATTGAACCGTAGTTACGGTAGAACGCCATGGCTTCAGCTAATTGAGTCGGGCTATTGAAAGCTGTAACGCCATTACCAAAAAAACGGTATGTATTTGTTACCGCAACACTTGCAACCGCTGCTTCTATTTTTGTACCAATTTCATACACGGCAGCCATTACAAATCTGTTTTGGTAGTCCTTGGTATTAAAAATAAATTGCTGGTCAGTAAATGCAAAGGATGCTGATATTTCGTTGTTAACCACTAGAGGTTGCACGCGTTGGTCAGCAGGTTGAAACTCTGCAACCAAGCTGTCCACGGTTGTGGCTCTTGGTGGCAAATCGAATGTAACAGTTGAGCCTAAGTTAGCTGTCTCATTTTGGAAATTCTTGAATCTTTTATTGAAATATTTTAAAAAGAAACCAAAGTTTTGCATTGCTGCAAGTTCAGACAATTGGTAAGTCTGCACTGTCGTTAGTACGTTATTCGGAACAAATCCTGACATGACAAAATCCTCACAATTAAATTAAAAATTGCGAGCGCTAATTGCGTGTCGGTTTAAAACATAAGTGCTGGGTCGCGCTTTAATGCTTCTAGTCCCGTATCGGCATTAGTACTCACATTGCTTTGTTTAATTTGTGATAACGGCGCGTTCGTTGGCGTGTATTCATCCACCGCTTGATTAGTTTGCTTGATAGAGTCTGATAATCCTTGTAGTTCTTTCATTCCCCTTTGCGGCGTGTGGACCAACCACCAGTTTATCTTCTCAAGCTTAGTCGGATTATTTGCCAGCTCGTACATAACGTCCTCTGGATTTTCCAACTCACTAACCGCGTGAACTAGTTGTGGAAATTGAGCGTGGTCAAAGTCACCCAGTATTTCTTCAAAATCGTTGTACTTAGTCTTACCGCGATTTATCCCATCGAAATACTTATCGGCAACACTTTGCATATGCTTTTCGTGTTGCTCTCTAGCTAGCTGTGATTCTTTTGCTTGCATGTCAGCCTGTAGCTTGTCGCTTATCTCTTTGTAGATAGCATCCGTATCTACTGCGCCCGTGCTCATACCGCCCATTGACTGGACTTCGCCGGACTTAAGCTTTGCTAGCTCTGCCTTGTGTGCTGCCTCTAACTCACGTCTAACCCGTGCTTCGACTTCTAACTTCTCTCTTTGCACAGTCCTGTTTAAATCTTCTTGCGAGAATGTTTTCTCAGGTGCAATAGATTCAACAGCCACATCACCAATAACTTGTTCATTATCCATAATTAAACTCGCTTTCCCCGTGCGTCGGTATTGCCCTGTAACTGTAGGTGCAGCCCATTTGTTCCCCAATGAGTGGGTGTAACCCAAGAGAATGCTTGGTCATTTCAGAATAGTTATAGTACTTATAATCTGTTCATGCAAATTGACTGATTATTTCAATATATTTTAAAACAAGTTGAAAAACTTATGATTAATGCACTACATTTGATAAAACACAAAAGGATTTGGTTATGGAATTAGTTGAAGGGTGCGAATATGTGACGATTAAGCAGTATGCCTTAGTGATGTTGGATGATAGTTTGTTGGATTGGGTGCCAAATGACGGCCGCAATATTTGGGGTCACCCTCTAAAAGATACGATAGTGAACAAGGTAGTAACTCAAAAGAGCAAGAGCACACGCTACCTGGAAACGCCATTCGTATTGCAGAATAAGAAACCGTACTTTGTAAGGCGACGCTTAAAGATTCGCGGCGTTATAGCTGATGATTTATTACTTGCGGGTGAGCGAGAAATATTTGTATGGCTTGATGATTTAATCTTTCACACATGCATTGACGGCAAGCTTGTGCCCAATGTTGTACCAAAGGTTAAAAAGTCCAAAAAAAATAAAATAATTGATGATGAAGGGTTTGGGCAATTATCGCCAGATGAGCTTGCGTTAAATATTGAGGCACATGAGATTGATGTA